ATACCAATGCACACACGCAACGAAGCAACAGGCGAAAAGGTTTCACAACCGCGCGTGATCAATCAACCTGACCCACGCATACCTGGTGCAACATTTTGGTCATGGATCATTTCAGATTTATTTTTCTTTCCTACCGCTTACGCATTTGTTATGGATAGGTATGCCGATACGGGCAAAATTCGCGCAATGGAACGCATTGCACCTGAACGCGTAACCATTACAACAAACGGCATGGGATACGAAATCGCGTCGTATGCAATTGACGGCGCTTACGTTGACCCAGCCAATTTGGTTGTTTTCAACGGCACGCAAGAAGGTTTGCTCAGTCGAGCAGGTCGCACAATTAAGGCTGCTGCTTCCTTAGAACGTGCTGCAATGAATTTCGCAAACGAACCAATTCCACAAATGGTTTTGAAATCAAATGGCACATCACTTCCAGCAGATCGAATTTCAAAGTTGCTGACATCATGGCGCACGGCGCGTGCCAATAGATCAACTGCGTTTCTCAATGCTGACGTAACCCTGGAAACAATTGGTTATGACCCAAAGAATTTGCAGTTGAACGAAGCCCGCAATTACGTCGCCCTTGAACTTTCTCGCGCTTGTGGTTTGCCTGCGTACTTTACAGATTCGCAGCAATCGTCATTTACTTATTCAAACGCACTTGATAAGCGTCGCGACCTAGTTGATTTCGCGTTCCGCAATTACATGTCAATTATTGAACAACGTTTATCGTTCCCGGACTTTACGCCAGCAGGCAACAAAGTTATGTTCGATCTTGATGACTTCTTGCGTGGTAACCCGTACGAACGTGCCCAGGTTTATGAAATCTTGAATCGAATTGGCGCAATGTCAATTGATGAAATACGCGAGGAAGAAGACATGCTGCTATGAGTAAAAAAGTAATCACACCAATGCAAATCACTGCGGCAGATTCAAACAGTCGCACAATCACGGGACGCATTGTCACTTTTGAAGAAACTGGCAACGCTTCAATTGGAAAAGTGCAATTTGCAAAAGGTTCAATCGAACCAACGTCGGTTTTGCTCAATCTTGAACATGATCGCACGCGTCGAATTGGCAAAACACTTTCAATCGAATCAAGTGACGAAGGCATTGACGCAACATTTAAAATTGCGCAAACAACTGCGGGAAATGACGCACTGGTCGAAGCGCAAGAAGGTTTGCGCGACGGTTTCAGCGTTGAAGTTTCTTTCGACGAATACGAGACACTTAAGGACGGAACAGTGCGAATTCTTGCAGGCGAATTGACTGCGGTCGCATTGACGTCAGAACCTGCTATCAGATCAGCCCGCGTCGAATCAGTCGCGGCAACAACCGCTGAAGAAAATGAAATTTCAGATTCGACAATCGAACCTGAAGTCACACCAACAACAGAAGGAGACGAAGTGGACAACACCGTCACAAACGCGGAAACCGTCGAGACGGTAGAAGCCGCAAAGTCAGTGACTGCACAGTCAAACAACGTGGGTGGCTGGAAAGCAACGCCACGCATTGAAATCACTGCTGCAAAGTACCTTGAGAATAAGGTTCTTGCTGCAACAGGCGACGAAACTGCACGTCAGTATGTTTTAGCAGCTGACAACACAACAGACAATGCTGGACTTGTTCCAACACGTCAGTTGTCAGAAGTAATCAATGGACTATCAACAACAATTCGCCCAAGCATTGACGCGATCTCTCGCGGTGCATTGCCTGACGCGGGAATGACTTTCGAAATTCCGAAAATTACAGTAGCCCCAACGGTTGCCGTAGTTGCCGAAGACGCAATTTTCAATGAGACAGACCAAAATTCTGCGTTCCTATCAGTGGACGTTAAGAAATTTGCAGGGCAACAAAAATTTAGTGTTGAGTTGCTGACTAGAACTTCGCCCCTCTTTTATGACGAGTTACTTCGTAATATGGTTGCAGCCATGGCTAAGGCGCAGGATAAGTACGTCAATGATCAGTTAGTCGCTGGCGCAACTGCTGACTCAACTTCAATTGCAACATACCCAACAGCAGCTGAATTGCTTGGTGTAATCGCACGCGGTTCAGCAAGCGTTTATGCTGCAACTGCTGGTCTTGCAAATCCATTCGCCCGCAACATTTTGGTCAACACTTCACAGTGGTCGAACCTAATGTCATTGAACGATTCAGGTCGTCCAATCTACAACGAAGTAACAAACCCAATGAACCAGCCAGGTTCAGCAACACCTGGTTCACTTCGTGGACGCGTTGCAGGTCTTGATCTATACGTCACTGCAAATACTGCTGCGACAACAGACATTGATGATTCAATCATGATCATCAACCCTGACGCATACACATGGTACGAGGGAACTTCATACCAGTTGCGTGCTGAATCAACTGCTGACGGTTCAATCACAGTCGGTGTTTATTCATTCGGTGCAGTAGCAACCAAAATTGGTGCTGGTGCATTTGGCGTAAACAAGACCTGATAACCAACCCCAACTAATCATGCGGTGGGTTCTCCCGATCTCACCGCAGCCGATCGAAAGGAACGGACATGCCAGCCATTGTCACTGCGAGTCAATTGCGTACGGTGCTTGGCGTGTCCGTTTCCCTTTATTCTGACAGTTATCTTGACGAAATCATCAACACCGCTGAAGCCGTAATTTTGCCAATGCTGGTTGCAAACACTTCAGCAGTCAACGCGTACAAACTTGAATCAAACGTCGCGACGTATTACACGCAACGCGCACATCATTTTGTGGCAGGACAATCAGTCATTGTCGCTGGTTTACCTTCACCGTTTTCAGCAACCGTCACCGTCGTGGACGTTAAGGAATACAGTTTCACCGCAGCCCGCACAAATGCCGACGTGACATTGCGCGAGATCATTCCAATGGGCAGTGCAACACTTTCAGGGTATTCCGCAGCTGATCTATACGCCAACAGTGCGCCAATCGAATCAGCAGTTTTGGCAGTTAGCGTCGAAGTTTTCCAATCGCGCGTTGCCGCAGGCGGACAAATCGAAGGCGTAGATTTTGCTTCAACGCCCTATCGAATGGGTCGCAGCCTAACTAACCGCGTGTCAACCTTGCTGATGCCATTCCTGGACGTTGAGACGGTTGTCCAATAATGCCAGCCAATGCCATTTCGGAAACCCGTGCAGCCCTAGCAAATGCGTTCAGCGCGCTATCTGCGAACATTTATCCCAGCGTTCCCGAAGCACCAATTCCACCTGCAATCGTGGTTGTCCCTGATTCGCCCTATATGGAAGTTGTGTTAATCGGTAAGGCTAAGACACAGGTCAAACTTAATTTTGCAATTACTGCCGTTGTTGCTTCAAATAGCAATGCGGGTTCACTGGACAACCTGGAAAAACTCATAATGGGAATTCTTGCGGCAATGCCCGCGGGATACGTTGTTGGCGTCATTGAAAAGCCGACAGTGTTGGAAGTAGGACAATCGCCAATGCTGGTTGCTGACATAAACGTTTCAACGTACTACACACAAACAACATAAAAGGAGATAACGTGCCAACAACGATCATCACGGGTCGCGATTTAGTGTTGACGATCGCGACCGTTAACTACGACGCACAGGCGACCAGTGCGGTGCTTGCGAACTCACCAACAGTTGAGACTTACCAAACACTTGACGGCAAGGCTTACAAGCATATTGATGACCAGTGGTCATTCGACGTTTCTATGCTTGCAGACTGGGGCGCAACTGGTTCACTATGCGAGGCGCTATGGACTGCTTGTGAAACTGCACCAAACACAACATTGGCTGCATCACTTACTGCTGCAACAGGCGCAGTTTTTGCATTCAACGTCATGCCAGTATTTCCAGCGGTCGGCGGTTCAGCACCTGATGCGCAAACCGTTGATCTATCATTTGTAGTGGTTGGAACACCAACCGAAACATTCAGTTAAAAACAACTAATCGGGAGAAAAAATGAAACTGCCAATCACAATTGAATACAACGACGGAAACCAAATTACCTACACGGCTGCACCGCCAGAGTGGGTCAAATGGGAAAAGCACACGGGAAACACAATCTCCCAGGCACAAGAGAAAATCGGAATTTCCGATCTTGTCTTTCTTGCCTATCACGCCATGAAGCGAGAAGCAGCTGGTAAGCCAGTCAAGCCAATCGAAGTGTGGACGGAGACAATTTCCGAAGTGATCGTCGGTGAAGCAAACCCAAAAGTCATAGAGTCGGAAGCCTAAGTCGAATCGTTTGGGAAGTAGCCCTGGCAACGGGGCTACCGCCCAGCGAGTTTGAATCAGCCGAGGACATTCTGACGGTTATCGAAATCTTAGAAAGGCGGGCAAATGGCTAAGGAAGCAATTTCCTATGACAAAGCCGAATTGCGCGCCATTGTTCGATCATTCAAAGCAATGGACGAAGAAGCATTGACGCAAGCCAAACAAGCGACCAGCGAGTTAGCAACTTACGTTCAGGGCAAAATCAAGGCAACGGCGTCAAGCCGTACCCGCAACCTGGTGGACAATCGCGTCGCCGACGGTTCGAAGGTTTCTAAGTCATCAAAGATCGGTGAAATTTCATTTGGTTTTGCTGGGCAGAAATTAAGCGGTGGGGCAACAACCCAACAAATTTGGGGCGGCGTTGAATTTGGTTCAAATAAGTATAAGCAATTTCCAGTGTGGTCAGGTCGAGAAGGTCGAGGGTCACGCGGTTGGTTTATCTACCCGACACTTCGAAGCGCCCAACCTGAAATCATCAAACGCTGGGAAGAATCGTTTTCAAAGATTGTTAAGGAGTATAACTGATGGCTGGTAGTCGTACCCTTAAACTTTCGATTCTTGGCGACGTTGACAATTTGAACAAATCGTTGAAAACTGCCACAAAGGACGTTGAAACTTTCGGCGACAAAATGGGCAAGGTCGGCAAAATGGTTGGCGCGGCATTTGTTGCCGCAGCCGCAGCCGCTGGCGCTTATGCCGTCAAAATAGGCATTGAAGGCGTCAAAGCCGCCATTGAAGACGAGAAGGCACAGACACAATTGGCGCTGGCGTTGGAGAACGCTACGGGCGCGACAAAGGCACAAATTGCAGCCACTGAACAATCAATTCTTCAAATGTCACTTGCCACGGGTGTGGCTGATGATCAATTGCGTCCAGCATTGGGTCGCCTGGTCAGATCAACGGGAGACATCACCCAGGCACAAGACTTACTTTCAACCGCATTAGACGTTGCCACGGCAACAGGCAAACCGCTTGAAACGGTTGCCAACGCATTGGGTAAGGCGTACGACGGCAACACGGCTTCATTGGGCAAATTGGGCATTGGGCTTTCAGCTGCTGAATTGAAAACAATGAATTTTACGCAGGTACAAAGCAAACTTTCAGATTTATTCGGTGGGGCTGCTGCACGCAACGCCGATACCTACGCGGGACGAATTGCAAGAATGCAGGTCGCTTTCGACGAAGCCAAAGAAACAATTGGTTTTGCGTTGCTTCCTATTCTTGAAAAAATGATTCGTTTCATCAATGACAATGCACTTCCAATCATCAACGCATTTTCAGGCGCGTTCAGCCTTAACGGCAATGGTCTTGGCGGCGTCATCACGACATTGGGCAACATCATTGTGAACACTTTCACGCCGATCATCAATGGTTTGCTGAAGGCATTTGGTTACGTCAAAAACGCAATTGGTGACAACCTAGACACATTCAAAGAATTTGGCGGTTACATTGCAACCTATCTTGCGCCCGTCATTGGCACGGTACTGGGTGGGGCGTTGCAGGTTGCAGGCAAAATCGCAGGCGGCGTTATTGACGTCATTGCTGGCGTTGTCAAGATTTTGAACGGTTTGATTTCCGGGGCGGTTGCTGGAATCAATGCGTTGATTTCTGCCTATAACGCAATTCCATTTTTGCCAAACGTCGGAAAGATAACAACACCGACGGTCAGTGTTCCAACAATTAAGACACCAACGGTTTCAACTGCCGTTCCAAAGATTCCTACAATTTCAACACCGACAAGCACAGGGTCAACTGGTGGAAGTGCTGGTGGCGTTGCAACTGCTGCAAAAGTCGCTGCAACTGCGGCAACGGCTTCAGCGGGAATTCCAAGCAATTTCAACCCTGGTTCATTCCGAATGGGTGAAGAAAAAGACCGCGTCGGCACAACGATCAACCTGACCGTGACTGGTGCGTTTGATAAGGAAGGCACTGCCCGCACGATCGTGGACACCTTGAACAATTCCTACTATCGCGGCACAGGCGGCGCAACTAACCTGCAAATAGCATGACATTGTGGAATCCAGTTTGGAAGGTTGAAATTGACGGCGTTGCTTACACCGACGCAATTTTGGCAAACCTAGCAATCCGCACTGGTCGGACAAACATTTATGAGCAGGCACAGGCGGGTTATGCCAACATTCAGCTGATCGACCTTAACCAAGCCACAATCCCAGTTTCAATCAATAGCAGTCTTTCAATTGAAGTGCAGGACAGTTCAGGCACATACGTTCCTATTTTTGGCGGCAGTGTTGTTGACATTGTGATCGAAGTTCGCGACGTAGGTTCGACGACATTTACACAGACTTATTCGATCACGGCATTGGGCGCATTGGCACGACTTCAGAAAGCATTGACCAACGGCATTTTGTCAAAAGATTTTGACGGCAATCAAATCTTGTCATTGCTGACTGACTTACTTGTGAACAGTTGGAATGAAATCCCAGCCGCATTGGAATGGCAGGACTATGACCCAACCGTTACT